CTCGACCTTTCGCCTGATACGTGGGAAAATGAAGTATGCCACTGCGTGAACTTACAATTCACTCAACAAACGAAGGGTGCCCAGAATGACGACTGCCAGTGTAATGACCTACGATTCATTGGTCGAGAACGTCCAGTCCTATCTGGAGCGCACAGACACGGCTACCCTCGAAAAGATCCCACTTTTTATCATGCTGGCGGAGCAGACTATTGCTGCGCAGATCAAGTTTTTGGGCAACCTGACGGTGCAGGGCAGCACCATGACGACAAGCGCCAATGTGATTGACAAGCCAGCACGGTGGCACAAAACAGTGTCCATGAACATCACCGTAGCAGGCAAGCGCCAGCCAGTGCTGCTTCGCAAGTACGAGTACCTTCGTGAGTACTGGCCCGAACCAACAACTACGGGCGTGCCCAAGTTTTACTGCGACTACGACTACACCCACTGGATGGTCGCCCCGACCCCGAGCGCTGACTACGTTTTTGAGGTTCTCTACTACGAGCGCCTCCAGCCGTTGGACTCCTCCAACCAAACCAACTGGTTCACCGTATACGCTCCGCAGGCTCTTCTGTACGGCACACTGCTTCAGGCCATGCCGTTCTTGAAGAACGATGAGCGCGTGCAGTTGTGGCAAGCCCTGTACCAGCAGTCCATGGACGTTTTGGTGGCAGAAGACCGACTTCGTGTGGCAGACCGTCAGGCCATTGCCGTTGACAGCTAAGGATAAATCATGAGTTACAACAGCCCCTTCACAGGCAACGTCATCCAGCCAACGGACGTTTCGTACCGTTCCATCACCCTTGCGGCCAACACCCAGTTGGAATGGCCGATCAATGGCAACGCCACGGATGATTACGCCGCCCGAATTATGGATGTCACCGCTTCAAGCGCTGGCCTGTCCTTGTTCATGCCTCCAGCCAATCAAACCTCGGTAGGCAACGATGCTTTGATTCGCAATGTGGGAGCCAACAGCTTCACCGTCAAAACCTTTGACGGCGTTGGCACGATCATCACGATTGCGGCCAATGAAGCCAAGTATGTTTACATCAAGACCAACGCCACCGAACAGGGCACATGGGGCAACATTGCCTTTGGCACTGGAACCTCCTCAGCGGACGCTGCAAGCCTTGCTGGCGCTGGTTTGCTGGCTTCCTCCTCCACGCTGAATCAAAGCCACCCATCGGGTTCTATAACGGCTGCGTACACATTCCTGACCACAGACCGCGCCAAGACCATGATCTGGTCGGGTGGCACAACCACGGCCACGCTGCCTTTGGCTACAACCACTGGCGATAACTGGTTCGTCATGTTCAAGAACAACGGGACTGGGACTATCACGATTGGGACCACGAGCAGCCAGCTTATTGACGGCGCAGTTACCAAGGCTTTTGCTCCCGGCGAGTCAGCTTTTATTGTTTCGACTGGTACGCAGTACGTCACGGTCGGCTACGGCGTCAGTACGCAGTTTGAGTTTGGCGTTCTGACCAAGCCTGTCGTCTCGGGCACTTACACCCTGACGGCCAGCGAAGCGGCAAACACAATTCAGATCTACACCGGCACCCTGACAGGGAATGTCACCGTCATCGTTCCTCCAGTTGTTAACCTGTATGTTGTGTCCAACCAGACCAGCGCTGGTGGTTTTACCCTGACTATTTCCACGGGGATTGTTGGGGGAAGCACCGCCACAGTACCAGCCTCGGGTCAGGCCACCTTGATTTGCGATGCCACAAACATCCTGAACGCCAACACCACTCAAGCTGGCGGCACGGCAATCAGTTTGGTAAATGGCTCTGCCGCATCACCATCGTTGAACTTTGGCTCAGAATCCAACACTGGCGTCTACCGACCCGGCGCTGGCCGTTTTGGCGTTTCAGTTCTTGGCAATCTTGTTTTGGATGTCACAGCGACTGGAGTCAGCGTCACTGGATCTGGAAACTTCACCACAGGCGTTTCTGGCGGAGCTTTTTAATGACCAAAAAGGTTTTTGCCCTCGACACAAAACCCGGAATCCAGCGGGACGGAACTTTGTTTGACAAAGAGGTGTATGTCGACGGTCAGTGGGTCAGGTTTCAGCGCGGACGCCCCCGCAAGATGGGCGGCTACCGTCAGATTACCGATTCCCTTGCAGGCCCCTCACGGGGCATTTTCGTGGTTCCTCGGAGCAACTTCAACAACATCTACAACGGCCACGCCGATGGTCTGCAAGTTGTGCCAGTTGATGCCAACGGGACTGGCTCAGGCATCACTGACTACACCTTTGGCGGCGCTGTAACAGCCGTGAACGCAATCGTGGGTGGAAGCGGGTATGTGAACGCCACCTACACCGCTGTGGCTTTGTCTTATGTAACGACTGGATCTGGCTCTGGCATGTCGGCCACAATCGTTGTTTCTGGTGGTGCTGTGACCTCTGTAACTGTCACTGGTGGTGGATTTGGATACAGCCAATACGAGAAGCTCACCGCAACGGCTGCTCAACTTGGCGGGACGGGGGCTGGTTTTTCTGTGCAAGTACAGACCATTACTTCGGCGTTTGTGCCATCAGATGAAAACTTGTGGCAGTTTGACACCTTCACCGACTCCTCAGGTTCTGGCAATAATCTTCTGCTTGCTCATCCATCGCGTGATCTAAGTGACATTGACAACGAAGCCAACACTCCTGTATTGGCTGGCCCAATCAACTCAACCAATTTAAATCCTGTTGGTGTTTTTACCCAAACGGGCGCGACAACCAGTGGGTCACCCAATGTGACACTCACCGCGTCAAACCTCAACATTGGCGTCAATCAAGTGGTCACTGGACCGGGCATCCCTGCGGACACCCGTGTGCTGTCCATATCCCTTGCCGCTTTGGTACTCACCAAGAACGCCACGGCCACAGCCGCCACGGCTACGTTGACTTTTGACAATGAAGTCTCAGTGTCGGGTGGTATGGTGTCGCTGCACCCCTACGTTTTTGTTTACGGCAACGATGGCTTGATCCGCAACTGTGCAACTGGAAATCTGGACGATTGGGTCTCTGCTGAGGCCAACGCCGTGAACATGTCCACTGGCAAGATTGTCCAAGGCTTTCCTGTCAGGGGTGGCTCAAACGCCCCTTCTGGCCTGTTCTGGAGCCTTGACAGCCTGATCCGTGTGTCCTTTGCCCCAACGAGTTTGGGTATCGGCGGGACGCCAAACTTCTCGGCCCCTACTTTTTGGCGCTACGACATCATCTCCAGCCAGTCTTCAATGCTGTCCAGCCAGTCTGTAATTGAGTATGACGGCATTTACTATTGGGTTGGCGTGGATAGGTTTCTGCTGTACAACGGCGTGGTCAAGGAGATCCCAAACTCCATGAACCAGAACTACTTTTTTGACAACTTGAACTACTCGCAGCGCCAGAAGGTCTACGCCACCAAGGTTCCGCGCTTTGGCGAGATCTGGTGGTTCTACCCCCGTGGCAATTCAGAAGAGTGCAACGACTGCATCATCTACAACATCCGCGAGAATCTCTGGTATGACGCAGGCACAGCCCTTGGCGCCCGTAGGTCTGCTGGGTACTTCTCACAGGTGTTCCGCTTCCCTGTCAACGGCGGGGTCGAGATTGACGCTGAGGGTGGATTGCTCAACGGCTCTATTACCAATGCTGGATCTGGCTACACCAACGCAACCTACTCCTACATAAGCCTCACAGGAGGCTCAGGATCGGGCGCTACGGCCACGATCACGGTCACTGGAGGGGTAGTGACCTCCATCGTTATAAACGACCGTGGCGAGGATTATGTTGTGGGTGATGTCTTGTCGGCTACTTTTGGGTCTGGATCAAACTTTCAGTTCACCGTGGTCACGACCATCAACTTCGTGAGCCTGTGGCAGCACGAGATCGGCACGGATGAGGTGAAATTTACCCAGTCCAACGCCATTGAGGCGTACATCGAGACCAGCGACCTTGGATGGGTGGCTGGAGGCCCTGCACAGCCCTCTCCCGTGGGTGAGAACCGCTGGCTGCACCTTGAGCGTCTGGAGCCTGATTTTATCCAAGAGGGCACAATGGAGATGTTTGTCACTGGCCGACCTTTTGCTCAGAGCGAAGATCAAACGACTGGCCCTTACGCTTTTGAGCCGGGAACAACGAAAATTGACCTGCGAGAGCAAAGACGGGAGCTGAGGCTGAAGTTCGTGTCCAACGTAGCTGGTGGTGACTTCCAGATGGGCAAAGTGATCGTCAACGCAGATCTTGGGGACACTCGTGGTTACAGCACCTAATTCAGAAAGCGCTCTGGTCTATGACCCCAGATACATGGAGTTTGACCAGTGGGCTTGTTTGATGTGTGAGCAGTACTCTGCCCAACAGCTTTCAATCCCCAATCCTGAAGCTGACTGGCACGAGTGGGCTGTTGGCTTACTTGCAATTGATGTCTTTACAAACCAGAACATTCCAGATC